AAGATCAATTCAATGTCAGCGAGGCGGTCTTGGCATCTCTCCAATTCCTGCTTGACGGTGGGCAACTGGGTCCAGCCCATTGGTGCGTGACGAGAGACACGAGCGCCGTCAAAAATGTCGCCGTTAGCCACGATTGCGGCTGGCTTTAACTCTTTAATCAGTTCGTGCATCGCATGATTGGCGCACGTTGTTTCGTGATCCGGCCACCAGTGAGCGTCAGAAAAAACGATCACAGATCCGTTATCAATCGAGTAGTTCAATTGCTTGCGATACGCACGGCCAATGTCACCAAATGACCAAACGCCTTGAGAGCCGGGGTTTTCGTTGCGTGGATTGCTTTGAAGAACGACACCCTTCTTTGCCAGCGAACGCCGCCGCCTGTAAATCGAACTTTCATCAATGCCGGTCATATCGGCCATTTGACGGGGGCTGCCATTTGCGGCCTGCCAACTCTTTATGAACTCTTCATCAGTTAAACCCATGATAACCCCCTCTCACTTCTTAACCGCTTTGGACCATGCCTCAACAGTTAGGCGGTGTTTTAATGCGCAATCACTATATTTAGCAATGATCTCAACTTCCCAGATGGCGCGGTCAGGATCAACCAAGGGATTAGGCACGGTGGGAAGGTCTGGGCAGTTACTCGCCAGATTGGCCGGAAGCGGCTCGATTGGCGTCACGGACACTGCCTTCGAGCAGCCCGACAACACGAATGTCAGCAGAACAATCAGCAGAAACAGGCGGCAGAGTTTTATATATCTCGCGGATCGTTGTGCGCGTTCCGGCGACCACCATATCGGCTTGATTGCGTTCTTGTTCATAAGTCGTTGAAATAGCATTGATCTTCCCCTGTAAGGCTTTGCGGTCACGCTCCACCTTTTCGAGAGCCTTTGCGTATGCAGCATCACACTGCCAGTCGCGTACCTTCCAGCCAGCGCCTATGCCGATAACAAGCGCCCCAGCAGCAATGTATCCGAATACCGGATTAATCGGCCCCATTGATCTTGCCCCATTCCCTGACCGCGAAAATAGTCGAACAGGCTGCAATCGTGGCAGCGAGGTCGGTCAGAGAGATTGGCTGATTGGTCATCAATGGCAAAGCTACAGCGTTCACAATTACCCCCGCAGCAATCCCGATGCAGGTCACTGGTCGCCACCATACCCTAATCCTCTCAAGGATACCTTTTTCAATGTTAACCAGGCTCATTTCGCCATCTCCTGTGCAGTTTTCTCAACCGCATCGACACGACGCAGCCAGCCTTTTCCGAATGTCGGGAAATGCGTCAGTGACCTATAATACACACGGCGTTCGGCCTGAAAGAACGTGATGAGAGCATGAGCGCCTATAACGGCTTTACGAGCCTCCACAGCCTTGAGAGTGGCTGGGCCTATAACACCATCATCAGAGACGCCAACAAGCCTCTGAAGCATCTTTGCGGAGCGTTTAACGCCTGCATTCACGCCAAAGTCAAACACGCACAGATCGAGACCCTTGGGCAGTCCGTCGCACTTCAGCATGTCCCAAAATTTCTTCTTATAAAGAGGCGCGACAAGCTGGGGCGTCAACTTGCGCATGATTGCCTCTGATACAGGATGACCGATCCACTCTTCATAGGTCGCCTTGGTCACGCCAAGGTTGGTCATGCCTCCAGGGTCGCGCGAGTGGTTTACGAATCCACCTTCATGGTGCAGGATCACCTTCAGGCAGGCGTCAAAGTTGCCTTTAGCCATGTTACGGCTTCGCGATGAAGAAGTTACTAACGTAGGTGATGATGCCGCCAATGATTGATGCAATGGTCATACCGACCCAGAAGCCACCCTTTGACTGGTCAGCCAGCTTCACCAATTTCTTGATGTCTGCTTCCATATCGGAGACTTTGCCTTCAAGCGCCTCTACGGCGTGGAGCAGTTTTCCGTATTCAATTGGGTCTATTGGCGACATATCAATCATCCTGCGTATTCAACCGTTACACTCTCTCAGCCTCAAGCGTCACAGTCCATGTATCCAACACGGTTGTTGTGCCAACGCGGCGAACTTGAAATAAAAGTTGTGATAGATTTACACCAACCGTAGCGCGTGTGAGCGTCCATGTTGGATCTGTTGATGTGGCAACCCAGCCAGTCGGGCCAGCGGGTGTTATGCCAGATGTGACTGAGTAGATAACTTCGTAAAGTCCGCCCTGTGATGTTGGGGTCAGCCATTGCTGATTAGACGTAAAGGTTCCGTTGACGCCTTTATAATCAAACCCGTCGTCGTTTATCTGATAGCCAGCGGTCGCACCCGCACCAGTATTGCTTGCATAAGCGTAAACATCCGCAAAGTTGACAACGGCATCCGGTGGGCCTCCTGATCCAACCAATGCAGCAATTGCCCCAGTCATTAGCTTACGTTCCCGCTAACGACCCAAGTCGTCGATGCCACCTTTACGCAAGTTGCAAGGCCATAAGCGGCCAACGTGCGTGAGCCAGTGTTCGTCGTTCCTGCTTGGCGAAGGGTGTCCGTGCTGATCGAGAGCGTCTGCGTCGAACCGCTGTTGTTGAACAGAACGATGGTCGTTCCAACAGGAAACGCGATGCTTGAATTGGCAGGGATAACAACGCCGCCAGTGGTGATGCTGATATGCTTGCCAGCGTCAGACAGGGCCAGCGTGTAAGATGCCGTCTGGCTGTTCTGGGGAAGGCCCCGATAGCCAAGCGTGTCTGCCGCAATGGTTCCAGTTGCAGTGATCGTGACATCTTGGTCAAGCGACGTAATGTCCGTATTAGCGCCCGATGCAGCAGCGCCGAGGGATGTTCTTGCACCAGAGGCAGTCGTGGCCCCTGTCCCGCCCTTAGCAACAGCCAATGTCGTGATCGTCGGCTCTTTGCCGTTAAGCTGCGTCTGGATGGCAGAGGATACGCCGTCCAAATAGCTAAGTTCAGCCGGGCTAAGAGTAGCGCCATTGGCGGATACGTTGCCAGCAATCTGAAGTACCTTGCCGGAGCCGACATTCAGGCCAACACTAGTCCCCGTTCCATCAGCCTTGAACAGCGCGTCAATGGTATCAAGGTCCGTATTCAGCTTGGTCCCCCAGCTATCAGCGGAAGCGCCAACTTCTGGCTTGGTAAGACCGAGATTTGTAGTGGTTGTATCAGCCATTTATCAACCTATCATCCAAAAGAGCGAATACGGGCGACGAGTTTGCTGCTACCAATGCGCGCACGCTCATCAGAGACCTTCAAATCAGCCAAAAGGCGCTGATAAATGCCCGCCCAAGTGCCAATGCGCTCATCTTCCTTCAAATAAGGCGCTGATTGGATCAATGTGGCGTACAAATACACGTCGGGAGCCTCTGTCAGCAGCCAATTTGTCGTGTTTGAGACGGAAAGCGACGGGATCTGCGCGTAATACATCAATTCTGCGCTGTAAGAGGCGTCAGGGACCGGCAGAAACTGGAATTGTGTGCCGATTGTCGAGAAAAACATCGGCTGGCCGGACGTCACATAGGTCTGGCTGTCCTCTAGGATCTGCTCAGGCGTTTCGTAGACCAGTGGGGTGATGGGATTGGTGTTTAATTGGAAGCGAACCGTCTCAAGAAAGTCCGCAGGCTGGTTTTCGTACTGCGCATCAACCGTCAGAGTTGCACGGGCAATCATCTTACGGTGACGCAACTCACGATTAAGCTGCGCCTCCGCCAAAGAGATGAAATTAGGGATCGTGGCTGTCAGGTCTTGGCGATTTAGCCAATCTGCAACCGCTGCCTGCAACTCTGCATAGGTTGTAATCGCCATCAAATCGTCCCCGGCCTTGTGCGGAATGCCCGATTGTCGGGGTCATTCAGCCATTTAGCAAGTGCAACCTGGTCCTTTAGGATGCCTTTGCGCTCAAGTTCATAATACACGGAAAGAGGAATTGAGCCAACCTTTGTCCACTCTCCCCAGCGTTCAGGTGCGTCGTTGTATTCGCGCTTGTTGGCTTCAATGATCGACGTGACATCCTGCTCCTTCTGGATGATGGCCTCATCCTTGTCAGCGTCGTAATGGAATGAAGTGACGATGCCGTTAAAGTTGCTGTCGTCTGCAATAACACGTTTAGACATATTCCCTCCAGAGAGTTAGGGGAGAGACCGAAGCCCCTCCCCATTCCCCCATCTTACGAGACGGTCAAGTCGGCAGCGATACCGTGAGCGGCTTCGTTGCTAACCTTCAGGCCGTATTCAACGAGCATCAGGCGCTTTTCAGCGTCGCCCGTCTTGGCCAGTTCCATCTGCTGGATCGGACGCAGAACAGCCAGCGAGGCGTATTCAGGGTCGATCACGAACGCATCACGCGCACGCTGGAAGCGGTTAGGAACGATCGACACCGTGCCGAAGTCAGACACATACACATCAGCAGCGCCGATGATCTGAGCCTGCGAACCAGCCGGAACGTCACGGAAGCGGGTTGCAATGCCGGTGAAGGCAGAAGCGGCCTGCTTGTTGAACGCACCAACCATGAGCATCTTCGGCGTGCCACCGCTCGTCCAGACAGACGAGATGACGTTCTTCAGGATGGTTTCCGTGAACGCACGCTGCGTGCCGTCAGTACGGGCAGCAGTCGGGGTCGAGCCAACCGTGGGGTTAGCACCGCCAGAACCGAACGAGGTGTTCGAGGTCAACCACGCAGGCAGACCAGCCGTGCGGCGAGCCGTCGACGTGTTACCAGCGACAGAAGCCTGGTTGGCAAGCAGAGCCGATTCCATATCGCGCTTCAGTTCCGAACCCAGCTTAGCAAGCTGATAGGTCAGTTCCGAGCGACGGCCAGCTTTGTCGAGCGCTTCGAGCGTGCCGGAGATGATGACGTTCTTCGTGCTGATCTGCGTGTAGTTGCCGACGCGAGCGGTCGGGTTAACAGCAGTGAACGAGGAGATGTCGTCACCTTCAACAGAGGCGTTCGAGGCCGAGGCAGCGGCAAGGCTGTCGGTCTGCCATTCAAAGTAGGTGTTCTTGACGCTCTCACGACCAATGTTCGAGATGAACGGCGTTTCTTCCGGCGAGATGTTGTAGATGACATTCGACAGATCTTCGCGGATACCAATCGCGGAGTAACGGGTAAAGGTGTTAGTCACAATAGCCATGATAAGGCCCTTTCATTAGATGAGTTTATCCAAAAGAGCGGCTGCATCAGAGATACGGCCACTACGCGCAAGGCGCTGAGAAGCACTCTTTACATCGGACGAACGACCATCAACCTGCGTTCCTCTTGAACCTGGGCGGATCACCTTGCCTTGCTTTGGCTTTACAGCTTTGGCCTGGGCAACTTTGGTGCGGCCCTTGTCGTAGAGCATTGCCTTGCGGAGTAACGCGACGTGAGAGGCTTGGGTCAGGCCCTCAATCTCTTGCTGAGTAAGGCCCTGCGCGACTGCCCAGTCTCGCAATTCCTTTGCCTCCTGCACCATTGTTTCCTGATTTTTCCACTCTGGGATGACATCAGGCAACTTAGCGCGTTCAGCCTCAACAAACTCCTGCAACTGACGCATTTGATATGTGGCTTGTTCCTGTGCCAGTCGTTCCTGCTCTGCCTGAATGGCTTGGAGCCGATACGCCTGCTCTTCACGGGACTTCTTCCACTGTCGCTCTAACCGGGAAGCCTCAATGGGGTCCTCATTGTAGAGGGTGTCCCAGTCAGGCTCGGAACTGGCTTGCTGCATGATCTGCTGTTGTAGCAGGGGCAGCAACTCAGCGTATTGAGCGCGTTCCTGACGGATGGTTTCGGCTTCTGACTGAAATGCTTTGCGCTCTTCAGCGAGGGCCTGTGCCTTCCGCGTATAATCTGAAGTCCGACTATAGCCATTCCGAAGTTCCGCTAGGGTGACTTCCACCTCTTCACCGTCAACTTTTACCCTGACGGTTAGATCATCTGGAAGTTCCTGCGATTCACTTTCGTCCTCGCTATCTTCTTCGTCCAGTTCTGAGTCCGCTTCTTCCGTTTCGTCATCAGCCTCAGCGTCCGACTCTTCGTATTCCGCTTCCTCATCACCCGTTTCCGGGTCTAGCGCCTCAGTCGTATCTTGGTTATCCTCTTCAGGGCCAAGCAATTCGCTGATGGCTAAGGTTGCTGCGTGGAGGCCGATCCCAGCATTGGGGTTGCCGACTTGTTCCGACATATATCACCTTTCAATGTAAATGTTAATTCCTCGATGCCATAACTCCATCATCAAGGATTGCCTGGAGGCGGGTTTTCAGACGCTCTAATCCTTTAAGCGTATGAAACAGGTCCGAGCGGTGCTGATGGTCGCCTAACGCGGTCGTGCGCCACTCGGTGTAAATCTCTTGCTCGACCTGCTGAATTGCATCCACAAACACCTCATCTTCCAAGAGACGCTTGGCGTGGAATGCGCGGTCGATTTGCTGCTGCTTATCCATTGATCAACGGCCTGAAGGTTGTGCTGCCCTGCGAGACAAGCGAGTTATATTCCGGCTTGAAGAACGTCGCTTCTGGTCCGAATCCGTACTGCTCGTAATCGGCAATCGTCGGGTTGGCGCGATAATCCTTCCCAGAGGCTCCCAGAAGGCCGCCAGAGCCAAACGGAGAGACGTATGGAACATTCATCCCAGACCCGCCACCAGCGCCCCCAAACAGGCTCCCAAGGGCTGATGCACCAAGGCCGCCAAGTGTCATGTAATCCGTAAGACCCATGTTCTTGGTCAGGTTGCCAAGAAAACTGTTC